AACATAATGCATCTGTGGTAGGTCGGCGGTAGGGTACATTAATAGGCACTACTATTGTTAGGACAATAGTGGTGCCTATGTCAGGACATTTGTTTGTGTGGTGTAGTTCACATGCGGATAACTTGACTCGCGGAGAACTAGGGTGCATTATTAATACATGAACGGGGCGGGGACGGACCGCTGAGAATGGAAGGAACTGAGATGAAAACAGTCACCATCATGCCGAAAGATAGATTTGGCGGTCGATGGATTAAAACTGACACCGACAGGTATTATTGGTACGACGATTCAATCGATCTACTTTATGAATCCTTAATTCAGGAAGAAGGTACCGATAATGTGGGAAAACATTAATGGCGAACTTATTTGGATTGACAAGGAAATGGGTTGGGAAGAACATGAACGACACAATTTTGTTGGCAATGATGAAGTTTGTTCTTGTGGTGACGTGCGGGATCATGGTCGTAGGCTTACTGCGGGCGGGGTTGCTGTCGGTGTCGCTGGGGGTATGATTGCTGCTAAGGCTGTGCCTAGGGTTGGGAGTTGGCTGTTATGGATGGCTGGGATTTTCACATTGACCATGATTTTTATGTGAGGGCATACTCCAATAGTCTTGAATCAAAGAAGTTTTTAGTTTCTCGGTATTCGTCTTCAAACAAATATACGCGAATCTTTAAGATTCAGGGAACTAGATACAATGTGGCGATTACAAGGAGCCCCTCATGTACATACAGTCACACACTTAGCGTCGCAGAGCACACACTTTATTATCAAGACGAAGTTTCCACACCAGACATTGTGTGCATGGCTTTGACCGACGATGACTTTATCTTGGTTCCTGATGACATTGATTCACCAACACTATTTTAGATTCCCGGCTGGGCGGGTAATACCAGAACTGAAACGAACCGAAATTCAGCCTAAGAAAGGAAATTATCATGGCTGTTGTTTACTCCTCTCTCTCTGACGACTTCGCTGGTAAGAAGGCTTTCTTCACCGCACAGAACTCGGCCGTTTCGTTCAAGGAACTGCGGGGAAAGAAGATTGAAATCAAGGACATTGTGATTACTGAGGACGACGTGGTTGACACGGACACTGGTGAGGTTGAGACCCGTCGGGCCATCACGGTGATCGACAAGGATGGAAACGCCTATGGCACTTCGTCTCAGACGGTGGTTGCTCAGATTCAGCGGCTCGTGGATATTCTGGGCGACGTTAAGTCGTGGCCGGAGCCGGTGGCTGTTGAGATTGGGTCCGCTAAGTCTGGGCGTGGTCGTGAGTACACGACGGTGACGCTGGCCTGACGGACACTGTAGGATACTAGTTGCCCCCTGTCCCCTTAGGGGGCAGGGGGTGATTGGCTTGGTTAAGTCTCATTGGGGCAAGCATTATCGGTCGTTTAAGCGTGGCGCTAAGCATGTTCGGAATACTGCGACTGAGATTCGGGATTTTGTTGGTGGGCTTGATTTTAGCCCCTTGCCGGATACTTTGTCTGAGGAACAGGGCAAGGTTAAGGTCAAGTCGGCTAAGGCGAGTGCGAGGGAGCAACACCGTTCCGATCTGGATAAGGCACGTGATTTGTTGCAGGTTGAGCGCGATAGGGCCGTGCGTAAGATGTATCGGATGGCGACTAGTGACGATGGTGCGGATATTCGTGGGACGAAGTATGATCCTTTAGGGAAATCGGCTGTTGGAAAGGTGACGTTAAAGAATGCAGCGAGGGAACTTGAGCGCCTTAGCGAGTTTAATAATTCTGATAGTGTTTGGTATTATAGTGACCGTAAAGGTAATCCCATTTCTGCTAAAGACGTTCGTCGTTATCGCGATGCTGTTCGTCGCTATAATGAGGATATTGACGCTTATGAACGCAGCGTAGCGGGAACTAAATTGCCTTATATGGGCGATGTTACCGTAGGCGACTGGATTAGAGATTTTAGACCGTCTCGTTCTTATTTGCCCGGCGGCTCACATTATGCGCTTGAGAGAATGAATCCTGATAAGCGCACAGTGAATTTCGAGTCCGCCGAAGCAATGCGCGAGAAAACTAATGTTGTTTTGGACTCTCTCAGTAAGGCAGCCAAGCAAGAAAAGTTGACGGCAGCAAAACAACAGATTGCTACAATGCTTGATGTTATTGGTGACCCTGAACTGTTTGATATTCTTACAGATATTCCCGATGACGTGCTGTGGCTAATGTGGACTGTAAACGGCGATTTCGCCAACCAACTTTCGCTTATGTACGAAGCGGCGAAAGAAGGATATTTCGATAGAAGACGGGCGGGCTATGATCTTTGGTATGATGATGTAGAAGAAGCCGATTCTAGCATTAAATCTCTACTTAAAGAAATAAAGCAAGTTAAGATTAAACCGGAGGACGATTTCAGTGGCTCGCCAATCAACAAGCGCAAGTCCCGTAAGGGGCGGCGCTAGGCGTAGCCATAAAAAGGTTCCTTCGTTTTGTGCGGACTTTGAGACAACGACGGTTGAGGATGATTGCCGGGTTTGGTCTTGGGGCATTATTCAGGTTGGGAAACTTCAGAATTATGTGGACGGAACTACGCTTGACGGTTTTATGTCACATATTTCTGAACGCGCAGCACATATTTATTTCCACAACCTAGCATTCGATGGCACATTTATTTTAGATTGGCTATTGAAGCACGATTATAAATGGGTGAAAGAAAATCCCGGTGTTATGGAATTTACTTCCTTGATTTCTCGTATGGGTAAGTATTATTCAATCACAGTTGTTTTCGATACGGGGTATAGGGTTGAATTTAGGGACTCATTTAAGAAACTGCCAATGTCGGTCAATGCAATCGCTAAAGCATTTAATTTGCATGACCAGAAACTTGAGATTGATTACGAAAAGCATAGGCCGATAGGCTACATTCCAACAGAACAAGAAAAGCGGTATCAGCGAAATGATGTAGCGATTGTTGCTCAAGCGCTTGAAGTTCAGTTTGAAGAAAAGATGACTAAACTGACGGCGGGTAGCGATTCGCTTGCAACATACAAGAAAATGACGGGAAAACTGTTTATTCGGAGATTCCCAATTCTTTCACCCGAGATTGATACTGAAATACGCAAGGCATATCGTGGCGGATTCACTTATGCAGACCCGCGCTATTCGAAGCGATTGAATGGAAAGGGGAGCGTGTATGACGTCAATTCGTTGTATCCGTCGGTGATGCGAACAGCACTACTCCCTTACGGTGATCCCATCTACTCTGAGGGAGCGCCTAGAACTAATCGACCCCTTTATATTGCTTCGATCACTTTTACAGCGAAACTAAAACCAAACCACATTCCTTGCATCCAAATTAAAAAGAATCTTTCTTTTAATCCAACACAATACCTAGAAGAAGTAAAAGAACCTACAACTGTTGTAGCAACAAATATTGACATTGAATTATGGAAAAAGCATTATGATTTAAAAATTTATTCATGGAATGGCACATTCGAGTTTCGCGGCTCACACGGATTTTTCGATAAATATGTTGACCATTTTATGGAAATTAAAAAGAACAGCACTGGCGGGCTAAGACAAATTGCTAAACTTCATCTAAACAGTTTGTATGGAAAGTTTGCAACCAATCCTGACATTACCGGAAAACATCCCACCTTGAAAGACAATCGCGTTTCGCTGGTAATGAATGAACCTGAAATTCGTGATCCTGTTTATACTCCGATGGGTGTTTTCATTACCGCATATGCCAGAAAGAAAACGATTAGTGCAGCACAAGATAACTATGACACATTCGCATATGCCGATACCGATTCTCTACATCTCATCGGCCCCACCACTCCCCCGGAATCACTATGGGTCGATCCGGTAGAACTGGGGGCCTGGAAGCATGAGAGTTGTTTCACAAAATCTGTCTACATTCGAGCAAAGCAATATGCGGAGGAAATTGATGGTAAACTTGACGTACACATCGCGGGGATGCCCCGCAACGTCGCAGCAACACTTACTTTGGATGATATGTTGCGTGGCGGCACTTGGAATGGTAAACTGATTCCTGTAAGGGTTCCCGGAGGCACGGTTCTTCGGGACACAACATTCACATTGAAGATTGATTAAGGTTGGTAATCATGGCACGTCCTGTTTCTACTCACAGCACTGTTAAGTTCCGTCTCCCTAAGGCTGTTCAGGCTGACCTGACTGAGGCTCACTGGCTTCTGCGCAAGGATGAGTCGGATATCGTCACTGAGGCCATTGTTGAGTATCTGGCGAAGAATGCTCCCAAGTCTGGTAAGTAATTTCTGACTAATTGCCGGGGAGCAACCTAATGAACTGGGCCTGGCTTAGTTGGGTAGCAGCCCTCAGGATTGCTTTCAGATGATTGGGTATTTATGGTAGGCTAGGAACGCAAGTTCCTAGCCTACCGCTTTAGGAGGAAAAATGGCACTATCTGATGCCGAAAAGAATGCGCTTAAGGGGCTAAACCCCGATGGCTCCCCGATGAACGAGGAACAGCGAAAGGCCAATAAGGCCAAGGTTGACGCCAAGAACACCGAGTCGATCAAGCAGGACAAGGCTGAGCACGGCGGACGTTCGCTTACCGAGCGGCGCGTTGAAGGCGATCCGCAGCAGTCCATGGATGACGCCCAGACACGGAACAAGGCGGCCAAGGACCTCACGCCGCAGCAGCGCGAGGAATCCGGCATGACCGGCAATGATGTCTTTGACCCCGGCGACAGCGATGGGGACAAGAAAGCCGTTTCTCCGAGTGATGGGAACATGCTCGAGGGAGCCCCGAAGGACCCTGCGGACGTTGACCACTTCAAGGACACCAAGGCGGCCTGGGAACATCTCACGAACGTTTTCGGCGAGAAAGTTTCCGCGTTGCAGGCTGAACTTGAGAATCGCCTCGGTGAGCAACTAACCCCCACGGACAGGGAGACGGGTAACCCGTTTGCTGGGGACGACGTTCCGGCATCTAAGGAGATGACGCTGGATGACGTGAAACAGGCGGCCGAGAGCACGAAGGACGACGCCAAGGCGGTGCTCAAGGGCGTTGGTGACGTCGGAGGTGCCGCCGTCGAGTTGGGCGGTACTGCCGCTAAGGATGCTGGAAATGCTATAGTTGATGGCATGGGCATTGACCGAAAGGCGGCCGCAAGTACTGGAAGAACGCTTGCCGGTCTTTCAGGATTGTTTTCTAGTAGCGATTCGGGGAACGATAAAGTTCCTGACTCCAATTGGAAGCCCAAGTCGATTAGCGAACTTTTTAAGGGGAATTGATTATGCCGCAGTTGCGTGACGACACTTCAAATATTGATATTCTTAACGCTATTCGTAGCGATGCACGATATGATTATCAGAACATGGTTCCTGAGGCCACTAAGGCGAACATTCAGGAGACGATTGCGGGAATCATGTCTGACAATATTACTCGCAACGAATTCATGTCATCTCTGGTTAACCGTATCGGTTCTACGATTGTTCGCGATATTTCGTGGAAGAATCCGCTTGCGGTATTCAAGCAGGGCATGATGAATTTCGGTGACACTATCGAGGAAGTGCACCTTGACTTCATTAAGCCCACCATTTATGAGGAGCAGCGCGACTACCTCGAGCGCGACGTGTTCGGGCAGGCCCCGCCGCCTTCTAAGTCTGCGTTCCACACGATTAACCGCAAGGAAAAGTTCAAGATCACGGTTAATCGCGATGTGCTTCGTCGGGCTTTTCTTTCGGACAACGGTCTTTCTGAGATGATTTCTCAGATTATGGCCGTGGCGGCTTCGTCTGACCAGTGGTCCGAGTTCCTTAGCATGACGAAGTTGTTCAAGACCTTCGACGACAAGTTCGGCTTCTACCGCATGCAGATTTCTGACATGAATACGTTTGAGCCGGACAAGAACAAGGTTGATGCGGCGCTCAAGGCGCTTAGGGTTGCCGCGAATAAGATGCAGTACCCGACTCCCGCATTTAACAGTGCCGCGGTGCATTCGTTTGCTCGGCCGGACGATCTGGTGCTTATTGCGACGCCGGAGTTTAAGGCAAACGTTGACGTGACGTCTCTGTCTGCCGCGTTTAACCGGAGCGATGCTGAGGCGCCGTCTCACATCATCACGGTTCCGGGTGAGGCGCTGGGGATGGCTGATACGTCGGCTATTCTGACTAGTAAGCAGTTCTTCGTGATTAAGGATATTCTGCTTGAGAACCGGAGTATTTCTAACCCCGAGGGTCTTTATGATAATTTCTGGCTGCATCACTGGTCGGTTATGAGTGCGTCTCCGTTTACCCCGGCTATCGCGTTCGGTACTAAGCCGAATACGGTTGTGGTGACGCCTAAGGCTGAGACGAACGCTGAGATTAATGCGCTAATCGTGACTAGGCCGGACGGCACTCAGTCGACTATTATGCCCCCGGCTGCGGTTCGCCAGGCCAGTATTCAGTGGAAGACGGCGCCCGCGAATAAGGGTTACGCCACTGACTGGTACCTCAAGAATGCTAAGTCTAAGGGAACGAAGATTTCCAATGACGGTGTTCTCACTATCGGGCCTGATGAGCCTGAGTCATTCCTCACTCTCGGCGTGAATGTTGACACTAAGGGTGCAGACGGCAATAAGCCCCTGAATAAGGAGATTAGCATTCAGGTTAAGAAGTAATACCTGAATCAACACAGAACCGGGCGTCCAATGGGCGCCCGGTTCTGCTATGCTTGGACTTGAAGGAGGACGATATGACAGAGATTTATGCAATGCCGCCTGAGACGCGCGCGGGCTTGTCGTTTGATTATTCTGTGTGGTCTGCGGGCAGTGTTATCACGATGGTTAATGTACCTTTCGACAATACGTATCGGGATATTGTTGACTGGAAATCGTATGGCCACACGCCTTATGCCTATGTCAAGTCGTTTAACAATCTTCATAAGGTTGAGATTAATCAGATGACTTATCTTGCGCAGGGTAAGCCGATTCGCATTCCCACACCGTTCACTAAGGCAAATCAGTACAACTATGTGATGGTCGAGAATCCCGGACGCCCTGTTAACAACATTGGTTTTGAAGGTTATACACCTAGTGTGTTTTTCTATTTCATTACCAGCATTGACTACATTGCCCCCAATACCACGCAGTTGACACTTCAACTTGATGTTTGGACCACCTATTATCAGCGGATCAACTTTGGCCGTAGTTACCTTGAGCGCGGGCACATGGGAATTGCTGCAACTGATTCTTTCGACAACTATGGAAAGAACTGGTTGACTCAGCCTGAGGGTCTGGATATGGGGTCTGAACACCAAATTATTCGAACCTACCGGCGATTGCTGGCGGACGTTAATAATTATGATTATGTTGTGATTGTTACTTCCACAACAAAACTTGACGCCAATAATGGTTACGGTGACGAAAATAATCCTCGCGTATCTATGGCCACTTCCTCGCGAACCGAAGGAATCCCTAACGGCACCGAAATTTATGCGTGCACCGCGGGCAATTTTAAATCCGGTATGGAAGGACTTCGTTATTACCCCTGGGTCGCACAGGGAATTGGGTCAATCACTATTGTCCCTAAAGACGTTGTCGACTTAAATGCCGGTGACAAAGTTAAGGTTGGCGAGAAAACAGGACAAGGAACGTGGACATGGCTATCTGACAACAGCGTTTATATTAATCGCAATTATTCGTTGACTGATGCCAGTTTTAGGAATGAATTTCTTTCGTTACTCCCTAAGGAATATCAGGAACTTAAAAAATTCGTGACATCACCGTACTGCATTGTTGAGTTGACGACATATTCAGGTAACCCCGTTGAATTTCGCCCTGAGTCTATCCGCACAGCGGGAATTAACATTAATCAGTATGCCCATGTTGTGCCGCCTAATCCGTCCTTGTTTTTCACTATCCGGGACTACAACACAATCACCGAATCTGTGATTGTTGAGCGCCGTGCAGGTAAGGTGACTAACGAGTACGGTGAGGGTTGGGATATGTGTACCGGATACACGTCTCTCCCCACATTCTCGGCCGTCAACAATTCCTCGCTGAATGCGCTTGCTTCGTCGGCACACACTGCGGCGGCTCAAGTGAATAATGCGAAGTGGCAGCAGCAGCGTGCTCAGCGTGCAGCGACGGCGGCGCGGGATGTGGCTAATGCTGGTATTGCTGCAACTCAGGCTGGGGCTGAGAATTCCATGTGGGGCAATTCTGCAATGGCGGATTCTCAGTCTCGTTACAATAATATGAGGGCTACTGTTCAGGCAACTCAGGGCGCCATGACAGCACTTGGCGGTGTTATGGGACTGAATGGTTCGGCGGCTGGTGCTGGTATTGGTCAGGCGGCTACGGCTGGCGTTAGCGCCATGATTAATAACTCTCAGGCGCAGTCGACGGCGAATATTCAGAATCAGTTGGCTAGTGGCGCCTCGCAGATTTCTCAGCAGCAGCAGAGAACTGTGCGGGATACTAACTATGAACTGGCACAGTTTGCCGCTAACGGGGACTATGAGGCGGCTATTGCTTCGATTAATGGTCAGCGTCAGGACATGCAGGTTATTCCACCGTCCGTGGTTGGTCAGACGTCGGGCTATGTGTCTGCGATGGTCTCCAACGGACTTGTGATTGATGCTAGAATTAGAAGTGTTTCGCCAGCGGCTATGCGCAGTATTGGTGATTTCTGGCTTAGGTATGGGTACTTGATGAATACTTGGATCAAGTTCCCGAAGACACTTAGCCTTATGACTGAATTTACATATTGGAAGATGGCTGAGTGTTACTTGGTTGACACAACTATTCCTGAGGGGTTCAAGGCCAGTGTGCGAGGAATCTTCGAAAAGGGTGTGACTGTGTGGCGTTCTCCCCAGCGTATCGGTAACACGAACGTTCGCAATAACAGGATTGACAAAACAGTTAGGGTGACCCTTAGTGAGTAAAAAGGATTACGTGCTTAACGGCATTTACAAGAAAATCATGGCATCTCCCCCGTCGTCATCCGAAGCACGACAGGTGCAACTCGAACACATGTACCGACGTCAGTTGATGGGCAAGTGCCTTTCCCGATTTACTTGGGAGGGACTGCCTAATGGGATTGACCCTCGTTTTATTGAAGCAACTATCTTCAATAACGGGTACTCTGTGTTTTATTTCGACAGTTTCTTTGAGTTGTTTATGGCAATGCCAGCAACAATCTCGGGGCCACTGGACATTCAGGATAACCCCACGGGGTATCGCGTCACCCGCAATGGTGTCTATTCTCGCGAAGTGAGTGCTTCGGAGTCGGTGTGTATTTGGGGTAATCAGGTTCGGGAGCCGGAAATTGATGTAGTGCTTTCGTATGCTGCGCGGCTTGCTCAGATTGACAGGACAATCGAAATTGATCTGTTGAATGAGCGTAACCCGATGATTGTTGCGTGCTCGCAGGACCAGCGCCTTACCATCCAGAATCTCATCTCTAAGATTTACGATGGTGAGCCCGTTGTGTGGGGCACTGAGAATATGAGTATGGACAATCTCGCCAACACTATTGGCGTGTTTCCCCTTAACCAGAATGCTGGTGCGGGTGCTGTTTCCTCGATCAAGCACATGGAGTCTAAGTCCAAGATTTGGGGCGAAGCGCTCACAATGCTCGGCATTATGAACGTTAACTCCGAAAAGCGTGAGCGCATGGTGGTTGAGGAAGCCGCCGCTAATTCTGGGCAGGTGCTTGCGTCTCGCGAGTCGTTTATGAAACCGCGTGAGTTGGCTTGCGAGCAAATCAATGAGAAGTTTGGGCTTAATGTGTCGTGTTATTGGGCTGTTGACGACAATGCTGCGCCTAATCTTAATGACTATCTTGCTAGTTCTAATTTGACAACCTATGGGGGTGACGATGGCGGTAACAACGATAATGCTTCGTGACGTTGTGCGGATTACTGATGACCATATTGGCCTTGATGATTATCCGATCTTCGACGAAGCATACAGGAAAACACTGAATGATCGGATTAAGAAGACTTATTGGCTTCAGGAGATTGCGCACGAGACTATCGACATCTTTATTTGGCGGTTAAGCCTTAAGATGGAACTGATTATGCCCCGGTATAATCGAATGTATCTGGCTGAACTGCAAAACACGGACCCGCTCGAAGGCAATCGCCACTACAGCGAGACCAGTCAGGACGGTAGGTCCCAGAATTCGGGGATCAACCACCAGACCGGCAGTGGCAGTGGCACCAACAAGTCGAAGGGGCGCACCGTGGGCTCGGACACGCCTCAGACCCGCCTTGCGGGCGATGGGGACTATGCTACGAGCATCAGCGACGCGAGCACGTCAGGTGACACTACATCGCGTAACGAGTCGGATAGTACGTCATCATCAAACAGCAACTATGTCAATAATCAGCACTCCAGTTCATGGGGCTATTCCGGCTCTAAGGCGCGAGCAATTGCTGATTATCGGGGGACATTGCTTAACGTTGATGATTTGGTAATCGCGGAACTCAGCGAACTATTCCTAGGACTATGGGACACAGATATGCCCCACACTCCTGGCGGACTAATTAATGGATACTCATTCGGACTAGGACTTGGAGGATATTATGGCTACTGGTGACGACATTATCGGCTCTATTGACCAGGCGCTTTGGCGTGTTCAGTCGCGGTCGGTGAACAACATTACACCGTTTACTTATCGTGACGGGCTGACATATATTGACGTACTTGAGCGAATTCGCTCTAGCGTTATTGACGTCATTACGTTCACGAATTCCTTTGGCGAGGAACAGGACAAGATTATCGCCAAACTGAATGAGACGGTCACCAATTTCATTACTGAGGTTGAGAAGACTCATTCAGGTTGGAACAAGGAACTGGATGCAAAGAAAACTGTGCTCGAGTCTCTGATTGAGGACTTCAAGCGGCGCCTTATTGACGCCGAATTCCGTGAGGTTGACGGCAACTATATTGAGGCGCCACTTAAGTCGCCCGTGGGTAAGCGGGTTACGCTGACGACTAAGGCGTGGGGTGATGCGCTTAAGGCCCAGAACACACAGTTTCAGACAGAGATTCAGGGCAAATTGGACCAACAGCGCAGGGACTTCGACAACCGTTTCCCGGCCTATTACACGAAGACTGAGGCTAACGATATTTTTCTTGAAGACCCTAAACTCACTGAGGGCGTTGTCATTGGTTCGTCTAATGCAACTATTGAAGCAAGCCGCTGGACTGAGACTCTGTGTCGCGAGTTGGGGCTTAACCCTAACGTGTACGCAATTGGTGGCGGTGGGTTTACTTCCACTCTGGATAACAATTTCTCGACACAGTTGGATAATGCTATCCGGGGAATGTCTGAGGAAAAGCGTCGCAAGACTAAATACTTTTTCGTGATTGATCTACTGAATGACATTCGTGCACAGAATGCTGTTCAGACCAACGCGAAAAACTTTTTCGCCAAAGCGCGCCAGAACTTTCCCAATGCAGACATCCGAGTGCTCCCCGTCGTCTTCAATGAGGCGTCGCTGAACAACTATGTGCAGATGGCTCGCTCGTGTGTTAGCCGCACCTTTGAGGTCATGGAAGCGGGACTCCCTTATGGTGCTGTTGTCTGTGAGGGCTCGCGCACCTGGGCTCACATGGGCTCCGAGCAAGCCGCAGCGTGGGACCAGGGCGCCGACAACGTTCACATGACCGCAGCCGGGTACAACCACATTAAGGACCTATTTAAGGCGTGGCTTAACGGGGGGTCGAGTTGGTATAACCCGCCGTCAGCTCAGTTGCATCCTTTCTCAACTAGCGCCGTTATTCACGACAATAACTACCTAGTTTGTGAGCGCGACGGAGATTGGGTAAACATTCAGGGAACCTTTAAGGTCGCCGGAAATAATGCTGGATATGACACGAAGTTAATGGGGCTTCCCGGATGGGCGCGTCCTTATGATGGTGTTATGTCTCCCATTATTGGAAATGATCGGTCATACAAGTACATTTATGTCCCTAAGACGAATGGCATTTATGTTGGTGACATTCTCTCCGCAAACCAGACCTACCAGGTAAACATGACCTACAAGATTTGGTGAGTAGACAGGAGTAGCCTGCCCCGATATACTTGGGGCAGGCTATTTCTGTTGGAGGAAACTATGGCATGGGACGCAACAACCAAAAAAGTTGCGATTAAGGCTATTGGTCAGGTTGAGTCGTCTATGGATTACTCTGCGATCAACTATAACGACCCAATTACCGTCGGAATTGCACAGTGGTATGGAACTCGCGCCGCGGCAATTCTTAACCGCATGCGTGGCGCTCACGCGGCCGAATACGGGCGTGTCGATGCTGGGTTTAGGTCTCGGCTCGAGTCTGTGCCTGAGTCCGATTCGTCCTGGAACACCTATTACCTGTCTCGCCCTGTAGGCGATAGTCTCAAGCCGTTGCTTAATGCGAGCAAGGACATTCAGGGCGACCAGATTGTCAAGGACCTTGAGAACTATTTCAGTGTTGCTAAGCAGTATGGGATTAACCCCGACACGGATACGGACGCATTTATTCTCTGGTGCGTTGCGTATCACCAAGGACCGCGTTACGCTTTTCAGGTCGCAAACCACTACAGTGGTGGAGGCCTTAATGAGATGTATTCTGACATTATGGCTAACGGTGTTCTTGGTCGTTACTCCAATCGCTATACTCAGGCTAAGAACATTATTGCCGGAAAGGACACTAGCGGTGTAGGTGAGGGCGGTATTAGTGCAAACACTCCGGGTAATGGTGGGAGTATTGGGCAGAATTCTCAGACTGTTAATGTGTCTGGCGGCAAATTGATTATTAGTGCCGACGACAGTGGTATTCTCACGCTCCGCTCAAAGTTCGGTAATTATCAGATGTATTCTCGAGGCCACAATCTATGGGAAGTAAATCTCAAAGACATTCAACAGACAATCGTCGGTCAAAACCCTGCCGCCAACGCGGGCGGGGGAGGTGGGGGTGGCGGAACTCCCGCGCCCGGTGGCTCCGGTAAGGGCGCGGCGGCGCTTGCATGGGTAATGGCCCGATTGGGTAAATTTGCTTATTGTCAATGTCCCGGTAGGCAAGACCCTGACAATTCTGGTATCACGGATTGCAGTGGCTTAATGTATGCAGCCTATAAGAACACGTCAAATACATTTGTTGGCACTTGGACGGGCGATCAATACTTCCGCGGGGCCGAGCCATTCCCGCGCCGTGGTGGGGCTATGACGGCCGCGGAGCGGGCCCAGTTGCGACCGGGGGACATGATTGTCATGGCCTGGAGGTCCACGGATAGTTACTATCCCGAGACGGACCACGTTGAAATGGTGGTAGACTCAAATACCCTTGTGGGGCACGGCGGCAATCCGCATTATGGCCCAGTAACTAAGTCTATTGATGTTCTCGCCGGCACTCGCTGGTGGACGGTAAGGCGTCACGAATGAAAAAGAAATTCTCCTATTATAGTTTCTCTAATGTGCTCTCATATGCGGGCGTGTTTAATATGATTATGGGCGCCCGTGGTCTTGGTAAGACCTACGGTGCCAAGAAAATCGTTATCAAGAATGCAATCAACAAGGGGCAGCAATTCATTTATCTTCGCCGTTACAAGACGGAACTCAAGGGGCGCAATAGTTTCTTTGCCGACATTCAACATGAATTTCCCGATGAGGAATTCCGTGTAGAAGGGCAGTATGCTCAGCGTAAAGTTGGGAAGAAATGGGAGACCATTGGTTATTTCATTCCACTATCTACTGCGCAAGCGAATAAGTCGATTGCTTACCCAAACGTGTACACGATTATCTTTGATGAATTCATCATTGATAAAGGTTCGCTACGTTATCTTCCAGACGAGGCGAAAGTCTTTATGGACTTTTATTCTACGGTAGACCGTTACCAGGACCGTGTGCGTTGTCTTATGCTTTCCAATGCTGTTAGCATTATGAACCCCTATTTCATTCGATTTCACATAGAACCGAAAGAAGGAATCAGTCGTCACGCCGATGGATTTATCGTCACGGATTTCGTAAACAGCGAGCAATTCCAGTCCGAAGTTGCGCACACTAGGTTCGGTTCCTTTATCACAAACTATGCTGAGGACTATGCCGACTACTCCATCTCCAACAAATTCGCAGACAACTATGACGACTTCGTCATGAAAAAGACCGGAAAAGCCAAATACGCATTCTCCCTCCGCTGCCCCGACGGCGAGGTCTCCATATGGATCGACGGCGGCACATGGTTCGCCCAGCGCCGCCAGCCCCGCGGGGATAGGGTAAGATGGGCCTATAAGGTCACGGACCTGAGAGAGGGGGAGCGGCTACTCATGTACGGTGACAAGGTACTAAGCATTATGCGTAGCACTTACCGCAAAGGTCGGCTTTTCTCCGACTCACCCGAGACCAGAAACATGTTCGCTGAAATCTTTGTCCGATGATACACATTAACCCCACCACAATTGACGTCGCCCTAATTCTAGGCGTCATTTCACTAATCACAATCGCCGGGCGTTTCATCTATCGTGTCACAATCTTTATGGATCACTTATCCACAATGTTGAATGCATGGGATGGAAAAGATGGAGCGCCCAGCGTGCTAGACCGGCTTGAGGATATAGAAGAAAAACTAAAAGACGTTCAATATCACGTCAAGCCAAATCACGGCGGATCAAGCGTAGATGCGCAGAACCGCCAACTCAAAGAAATCATTTCCTACCTCAAGGAGAAAAACAATGGGTGAGCACGAGTCCCCCAAGCCCCCCTTCATTCCCGACGCGTACCGCATGTGGATTTACACCGTCTGTGTTGGCGTCCTCGTTTGTCTCGGGGTATGGGGCATTCTTGATGGTGACAAGATTAGTGCCCTGAACTTCCTGTTCGCCGCATTCTTCGGCGTCGCAGCGTCTAACACGCCACGAGGAAAGGCGTCCTAATGGTCACCCGCGCACAAATTATCTCCGCCGCCCAGGAGGAAATCGGATACTCCCGATGGGCCGACGACGAAGCGGGCACCAAGTATGGGCGCTGGTACGCACAGGCAACCGGCTCCCCATACTTCGGTGCTTCGGGCGTCCCTTACTGCGATATGTTCGTGTCCTACATTCTCGCCAAGGCGGGCATCAACTGGGTAAGCGCCTACGTCCCCGGCCGCGAGAATCAGGCCCGCGAGCGCGGCGTCCTCATCAACAAATGGGACGTTCGCCCCGGCGACCTAGTCACCTTCGACTGGCAGGGAGACGGAGAGTCCGACCATATCGGAATCGCCACCAGCGCACCCTACGGAACCAAGATTGACACCATTGAAGGAAATACTTCCTGGGGTTATTCCGGATCACAGGGTAATGGTGGAGTAGTCACCAATAAGCAGCGCGATATGGATGACGTTGTTTGGGGCATTCGCGTAGTCGACGACAACTCTGCCATTTCCAGTGGCGGCGATATCCGAGACATTCAGCGAATCCTCGGCGCCGTACAGGACAATATCCTTGGGCAGGACACCGAAAAGCGAATGTGCGCCGTCATCAAGGCCAGCAACTGGGGAGGACGCACCTTCCCCTGGGGCGTCGCCTACACACAGTCCGTCATCGGCACAGAGCCCGACGGTATCTGGGGCGACGCCAGCGAAGCCGCACATGACCGCGTCATCGAATCCCTACAGGCCGCACTCGGCGTCACCGTCGACGGCATATGGGGCCCCGAGACCTGGGCCGCCTGGGAGCGACTAGCCCGCACCGCAGAACGCCCATAATAAACAGTTAACCCCCGGAAGGAACCAACCACTTCCGGGGGTTAACTATGTCCTCACATATCAAGTGCTGTCAAATCAACTCCAATCGACTCCAGACATTCCAAATAAAAGTTTCGGCATTTATCGCTACCACTATGACCAAAGCGCTTAATCGTAGTTTGCCCCGTCATCTTATTCGCAAACACTACGCGGTTATCAGGCCAACCATAAAGACTGAGTCGAAAATCAAGTGAGTCAATTAGGATGCGGTCACAGCGAACTGTGATATCACAGCCCGGCAATTGATCTAACAGATTAAGGCTTTCGGCGAATTCCCTAAGATGATACATTAAATAACTCCCATGCTTTCTAGGCCCAATTCATAAAGGGCAAGATTTCTTTGTTCTAAAGACTCGTAGTAATTAATAACACCACTCTGTGTCTCGAAAGGATTCCACACTTCCATCGCATAATCATTAATCAAACGAAATGCCGTATATCCACAATACACAATATTACAACCGCCAGGCGTATAACACTCGCGCATGCCCCAGTGACGCAAAACGCGCTTCACATTATTCGTCGTCGGAGGTTTCAGCAACATTCTCGGCACAACAAACACTCCTAACCCATGCAGCAGAACGCTCGGGCGTGTCATTGTAATCAGTGTTCTTGATAAACCAGTTTCCATACCCGTTACGAGTAAGCGTAATTCCCTTAGTCATATTCAAGTCCCGTCTTTGTATTTGCAATTACACTAATGTCTACGATTCGGTACTTATCGCCCTTCCAATAATGAAGGCGCTTAGTGTCAGGATAATAACGAACATTCCAGGCCTTAATTAAGCGGTCTGCAAGAAAATTAGAAACTTTCCAATTAGTGAGAATGACATAATCGTCACCATTACCGTGATGTGCCCTGCGTTTCATCGAACTAATTCTCTAAAGTATTTAGCCAATCTGTATTGAACCAATTCGTCTAACAAATATTCATATTCCCCTTTAGTTAATTCCCGATCTTCCTGATTCTCACCAATAAGCACATAACTCACAATGAGAACCTAACCTGAAATAGTGCACCATTTATTGCATCATACATATTATTGAATGAACGAATGTATCCGTGTCTTCCCACCAATTCGTAGTAACCAGCACAGATATTAATGTAAACATCGTCCGAATAATACCAACGATTACCCACTGTCTTAATTGGTTTACTTATTGTCAACGATGTACCCTTTCTCAACCAAAGCGTCCCAATCGGAATCGCTCAACTCAAACTCTACGCCCTCGTCCAACACAATCTTGTGACTCACAGCCTATCTCCAAACCAAGCCAACAAATCCCACTGAGAACCAAACCAAAACGAATCACCATCCGTATCACGCACCTCCCACTTGCGCGCCCCACGACGGAAAACAATGATCTCATCACTGCCATAAGACACCACACCCCTTTGACCAGCCGCCCAAGTCTGAACGCTGTACCCCGCCTCCTCGTAGAACTTGCTCGCCCCTGCCCCAAGCAGTGTCTTGATCGCGTCCATCTCAGTTCCTTCCATTCCCGGCGGGCCATCCCCGCTCCGTTCATGTATTAATAATGCATCATGGTTTCTGTGTTGTCAACTCAAATTTGTGTGAACTAGATTACTGCGATAATTAATTGATTATCTAGTTAATAACACACTAATAAGAAAGGCCACCATCTCTTGGTGGCCTTTCTTATTAGTAGTAGGACTTGATGTAGTCGATAACCTCAGTGAAACTACCGAACACCACTCGCTTGTTAGCCCCCGAAACCCGGTAGCCCTCAGCAGTCATCTTAACAATGAACTTCCACTTATTGGTGATAACCTTCAGGCTGCGGTCCGATTCAATGTAGTGCATGCCAGCCAGCGCCTTGCGAGTGTTCTTGTCGCCGTACCAGGTCTTCTTAATGACCTTTGTAATTGTAACGTTCTCGGGCTCGGAGACGGTAATCATTGTTCGGTTCCTTTCTGTTCCGTCCTTATGTAATAAGAATAGAACAGCCAACTAACGTTGTCAAGTTATCCGCATGTGAACTACACCACACAAACAAATGTCCTGACATAGGCACCACTATTGTCCTAACAATAGTAGTGCCTATTAATGTACCCTACCGCCGACCTACCACAGATGCATTATGTT